CACCACTTCCAGTACTAGACCAACCCAAATCAGATGCGTGTGCAATATCTGGAGTCAAGGTAACTGTCCAAATAGGACTTAGATTACCATCATCTGAAAGAGTTGGTACATAACCATTACTACCAAGATTAATTGGACTGTTTACTTTTACAATTTTATTAGTAAAATAACTAAATGGTGTTACGTCTGTCACTGTTAGGGTTCTACTCCACGTATATGATGAAGTTAAACCCGATTGAATACCTCTATAAAATATAACAGTATAAGCGAATGAACCATTAAATGCATTTGGTAAAGTTACTTTTAAATTAGAAACTACCGAATTCCATTCTACTTTGGTATTAATATTCGAGAAAGTATATTGATAACCAGTGGTTGAATTACCAGTTTCTGTTTTAACTACATCACCTGAAAGGGTATCATTGGTTATCTTAGCACCAATACAATTACGCAAATCAATTGATAATGATGAATTACTAACATAAGTGGTTCCTAGTAAAGTAAGTGGCATGTAAACAGTACTTGATATACCTTCACTTACGGTTGCAGTATCATTTGTAAATGTTTTTGGGTAAGTTGGAGTTTGGGGACCATTGAGATTTTCAATAGTTGATAGTTGCGTTACACCATCTTTTGATTGGGTATATGTAAAAGTACCAGATGCAAATCCATTGACAGTCCCTCTAAAGTAAATGGATGCCATAGCAGCATTCAAAGTATCTTTTCGTCCAGTTACTGAATATGTTGATTGTCCATTAAATGTACCTAATGAACTTGAGAATGTGATTGTGTAATTGATAGCAGTTGGGTCAGTATCAACGATCTGTGGTGTATTGATAGCAAACAAATACGAATCCATATCATTATCATAATCACGTGAAAAGCCAATCATATTAGCAACTTCAGGTGTGTCAGATGAACAATGCATCAATTGTGTTTTGGTGATTGTATAATTTGATGGAGTTGTGATATTATAGGATATGTTAAAATCAGTTACGTAATCACTTGAAGGTACAAACTTAAGATTTGGAATATAACTATTAACTTGAGTGCGGGTACCACTTATAGTTAATACTTTCGTTGTTGTATTAAATGAAGTACTTCCACCAGTTCCAGTTGCACTTATTGTTTTCACAGCCGATGTTGAAGATGGGGTAACTAATAATACATAATTTCCTGAACCATCATTCATACCATCAGTAACTAATGGAGCACCAATGATAGCAGTTTCCGTATCTTCAACCCAATTTACTTGTGTAGCAGTAAGATTACCCAAGAATGCAATTGTTCTATGCCATCCATGTAAGGTAGATGATGCGGATTCATTATTTGTATTATTACTAACACTATAACTTAGTGTCAAATTATTGACATAACTTGTTGTAGAAAGATACAAGTTTATTAATCTTTCATTAACTTGAGACATAGTCCCAGTTATAATGCAGGTTTTAGTTTGTTGGTCTACGGTAAAGGAGCCGTTTGGTGTATTAGATACCCAGTTATTAATCACTAAAGCATCTGAATTCGTAATAGTATATGTCCAAATTGGATTTTGATTACCAGCATCTACCAATAATGGAATATAATTCAAGTTATATAGATTGTAAGAACTGTTACTTTCAAATACGAAATTATCACCATATGCATTAGCCAATGGAGATACATCATTAACTGTAGTAGCAACAGTCCAAGAAACTGTACTAGTCGTTGGATATACTGGGTAAGTTAATGTTACAGTATAATTGAATGTTCCAAAATATGAATTTGGTAATGTAACCAATGAATCTTTTACTGCATTCCACTGTTCTAATGTGGTAATTCCAGATAATCTATAAACACCAGTACTTGGATTAGTTACAACAATACCAGATGGAATGGATGCCCATGCTATTTGTGCACCTAAACAGTTATGAACATCAATAGTGTAAGTTAATGGATATCCAGCAGTTGGATTAATAAAGTCAACGGTTAATTGCTGTGGAATTGAATGTGAAATACCTTCATCGACTGTCACTGATGTATTACTTGGTGTAGTTGTGCTTAATATAGACCAAGGGCATAATAACGAGAATGTGGTATCTACTTGAACAGCACCATTCTTTGTTTGTGTATAATGAACAGTTGAATCTGACCATGTATTTGGTA